CTCGCTTCTCGGTAATAGGCCACGCTGTTAAGGATCGGCGACCGGCTTGCGATTCACCCGACTTACCATAGCAGCATAGCAAATTGGGTTTGGCCAAATTAATAGAAACTGAGCGGTCAACTCTTTTGACACTTCTATCACAGTAGTTAGTGGTCACTTTTTTGAAGCTTGACATCTACAAACGTAGGCTTAAACGCCGCGAAACCGGCGACCGGTCGGGCTGCACCCCGCATAACCACTGGGCGAAAATATTTTTTTTAGGGGTTGCACCGGGTCCGGGTATCGCATACCCTAGTCGGGCCGCAATTCCGCGGTTTACTTTGGGAGTAATAAATCATGAACCATTCAATCGAAAATTCAGAAAACACCTTAACCCGTCTTTTGCAGCAAGTGCAGGATCAGGCTGCCCGCAGTCAGGACATACTGGCCCCGACCAATCAATTGCAGCTAATGACCGGCGACCGTGGCAATGGTGAAAAGGTCAGCCAAGTGATCATCGAACAAAACGGCGGGATGCCGACTCAAATTCTGGCCGCTAATGATGTGGCTTTCGACCAAATCGCCCAGCGTGCCAATTTGGACGTTAGAACCGCTCGCCGATTGCAGCAAAACTACTCGACCGAGTTTGATGCGCTGATAAATGCAATTTGGCAGAAAGAACCCGCTGTCAGGATGCTACGCACTTTCCAAACCCCCGGTATTGAAAATCACGGGATGCTCCGCGCTGTTGTTAGCGACAAGTTTAAGACCTTTGACAATGTGCACCTTTTGAATTCTGCGCTGCCGCAGTTAATGGAAAGCGATGCTCAGTGGAAAGTCGTTAACGGCACGGTCACCGACAAGCGGCTTTACTTGCGCTTAAAGTCTGAAGTGATCACTGGTGAAGGCGCCGCCGTGGGCGATGTGATGGCGCTTGGCTTGGGTATGTCCAATAGCGAGGTCGGCATGGGTTCGGTCTCGGTGTACCAAATGTTCTGGACTCTGGCTTGCCTTAATGGGATGCAAACCGAGAAGCGCACCCGCAAATCTCATATCACCAGCAGCCGCGGCGACAGCGAGACTTGGGGCTTGCTCACCGATGAAGCGAAAGACGCGGACAACCAGAGCATGGGTTTACAGATCCGCGACCTGACCGCCGCTTACGCCAGCCCGGAATCATTCGCGGAAGTGCTCGAGAAAATGAAAACCGCGCACGCCGACCGCGTAGAGGGATCACCCCAAGCCGCTGTCGAAGCGTTGGGCAAAGTGCTCACCCTTAGCAAAAAGGATACTGCCAGCGTATTAGACGGCCTGCTCGCCACTATCGGCCAGTCCGGCTACGCCGGGCAGCCGGTCACCCGGGCGACAATGGTGAACGCCGTCACCGCGGTAGCCCACACCGCGGACGCGGATACAGTAGACGACTGGCAAAAATTGGGCGGGCGCGTGCTAGATTTGCCGCGCTCCGAATGGCAGCGGGTAGCCGTTGCGGCTTAACAAACACTCCCCAAAGTGTACCGGGCCTTGCGCCCGGTTTTTTGTTTTTGGGGGTTGCGTTTTTTGGGTTAGGTATGCGATAAAGGGCGAGCCGCAATCCCGCGGCGCTTACTTTGGGGAATCATCATGAAATTATTAGACACTAGTGGCGGCAATCCAAAGCTTGCCAAAACCCAAAACGCTGCCCCGTTTCGCTACGCCGGGCTTAGTCTCTATCCTGACCCGGTACTGTGCCCGGGCAGCAAGGCCGCGCAATGCATGGCGGAATGCCTCCGCGGCCAAGGCCGGGGGCAATTCGACAGCGTAACCGAGGCCCGGCAGCGTAAGGCGGATTGGTTTTATTCCGACCCGGTGGCTTTTCTTACTCAGCTCAAGGGCGAGCTGGAAAACTTCCGCGATCTTTGCGCCCGTAAGGGCGAACGCGGAGCGGTCCGGCTTAACGTGCTATCGGATGTCGCTTTCGAGTCCTACGGCGTGCCGCAAGCTTTCCCGGAACTATTGTTTGTGGATTACACCAAACAAGCCCGACGCCTAGAAAACCCGGTCGATAATTACCGGCTAATTTTTAGCTATTCCGGCGCCCCCGGGTACCGGGCGCAGAACCGGCGAGCGTTGCGCACCAATGCCCCGGTGGCGGTAGTTTTTCGCGGCGGCTTTCCCCGGGTATTTTTGGGGCGCCCTGTTGTGGATGGGGATCAAGACGATATCGCCAACGCTTTTCACACTGGCGCAATCGTCGGCCTCACCCCGAAGGGTAGCGCCCGCCATGATCAAACCGGGTTTGTAGTGGATAACCCCGAATTGATCGCGAGGGCTGCCGCATGAAAACGCGCACCCTAGATCAATTAGATTTTACAGTCCGCCTATTGGCCGACCATTTAGTGGAAGGGCGCCAGCCCGAGGCCGCCGAAGCTTATGCCCGGGTCCGGCAGTTGATCACCGAGGCCATTGCGGAGCGCGACGCGCTACTGGGGATGGTGCCCCGGCCTGATCTACTGGCCGACATTGCCGCGCAGTATGTGGCGCCGGAAAGTTGACCGCGGCGGCTGTATATGCGATAACCATCACCGGGCTTTGTGCCCGGTTTTTTTTACTTACTTACTTTGGGGAATGATTATGAAACAAGTACAACTGCGAACCTTGCGCCGCGGGGACTGGTTTAAGCGTAAACCAGAGGCGAGCCAGCACTATATCCGGGAGCACTACAACCGAAAGGATCAATTTGGCCCGGCTGGCTTTTGGTGCTCGAAAGAATTCGCCCATGATCAGGGGATGCAATTGAAGCCCGGCACGCTTGTCTGGGTCGACGATTACTAGCCCGGCAGCCGCCCACCTAACCCGGCCTTGCGCCGGGTTTTTTGTGCCCGTAACACGTGGCCGCGGACCGCGGCCTTTGTCCCCTAGGAAACGTACCGGGGACCGTGGGGCGTGCACCGCGCAGCGGGGACCGTGCCCGCTGCCACCGGTCCCGTGGGCCGTGCACCGGGTGCCAGGGACCGCCACCCGCGCACCCCGCGCCGTTGCTGGGTTCCGTGGGCCGTGGGCCGTGTTTGGGGACCCGTGGGGCCCGTGCCCGGATCGCGTCAACTGCGCCGTGCAGCGCGGACCCCGGCGCCGAGCTCGCGAACCGCGCCCCCCTCCCCCCCCGAACAAGCACAAGGTGCATGTTTTTCACAAACAGTACTGTGAGAAAACCATATCGATTTTTTAGGTGTTCCACGTGGAACAGTTTTCCGGAAAAATCGGTAAGGATTAGAGAAGGTGACAAAAATTGTCACATTTGATCAAAAATTAAGCAATTTGGAGTCCCGTGGGCCAAAAATTTTGTAAAATTTTTAAAACGTAGGGCATCGCATATCGTGGTTTATAGAAGTAGCGACACGGGTGGTGTCTTATAGGTACAATGGCGGACACGCAGACACAGGAATCCGCGCAGATGTCACAGAATTTCCAGTCCGAAGAAGAGCTTGAAGAGAAGATTCTCAAGCTTGAATACCGCCTAGCGCAGTTTGAGAAGGTGGAGGCGTGTCAGGAGAACTTTCTGACCTTTGTTAACGCCATGTGGCCCGAGTTCATTGCTGGCAAGCACCACAAAATCATGGCCGAGAAGCTTGAACGGGTGGCCAAGGGCGAATTGAAGCGCCTGATCATCAACATGCCTCCTCGACATACCAAGTCTGAATTCGCGAGTTTCCTTTTTCCGGCGTGGATGATTGGGAAAAAGCCTGCGATGAAGATCATTCAGGCGACGCACACCACGGAACTTGCGGTCAACTTTGGCCGCAAAACAAAGAACCTTCTTGAAGACGAGCGATATCAAGAAATCTTCCCTGAAGTGAAGCTTGCTGCGGACAGTAAGGCATCCGGTCGTTGGGACACGAACAAAGGCGGCATGTACTACGGCGTGGGTGTGGGCTCAAACTTGGCGGGCCGTGGTGGTGATTTGATAATTATTGACGATCCGCACTCGGAGCAGACGGCGATGTCGCTGAGTGGCTTTGATGATGCGTGGGATTGGTACACGGGTGGTCCTCGACAGCGTTTGCAGCCGGGAGGCGCGATCATCATTGTTATGACGCGTTGGTCGATTCGTGATTTGACAGCGAAAGTTCTGTCGAAACAGAACGAAAGGGGCGCAGATCAATGGGAAGTTGTGGAATTTCCTGCGATTATGCCCAGTGGTGGCCCACTTTGGCCTGAATTTTGGTCATTAGATGAACTTGAGAGCGTCAAAGCCTCTATCCCTGTGGGTAAATGGAATGCCCAGTATATGCAGAACCCTACTGCGGAAGAGGGTGCGATTATCAAAAGGGAGTGGTGGAACCTATGGGAAAGGGATGATCCCCCGCCTTGTAGCTATATTATTCAGTCTTACGATACTGCGTTTAGTAAAAGTGATAGGGCTGACTACTCTGCGATAACGACTTGGGGTGTTTTTCACCATGAGGAGACAGGCGAGGATCATATTATCTTGCTTGATGCTGTTAGGGGCAGGTGGGAGTTTCCTGAACTGAAGGCTGCGGCCCATGATCTTTGGGAAGAGTTTGATCCTGATATGATTTTGATTGAACAGAAGGGTTCTGGGATGCCGTTGACTCAGGAGTTGAGGCGTATGGGTATTCCTGTAACGCCGTTTACTCCGGGTCGTGGTGCGGACAAATTTACGCGGATGCATGCCTGTGCGCCTGTGTTTGAAAGTGGTATGGTGTGGGCACCTGATACGAACTTTGCTGACGAAGTGTTGGAAGAATGCGCTGCATTTCCCAATGGTGAACATGATGACTTGGCGGATTCGATGACTCAGGCTATACTGCGTTTTAGACAAGGTGGTTTTATCACCACTCCAAGCGACTATGACGATGACGATGAGTTTCGTTTTAGAAGAAAGAAAGAGTATTACTGATGCACTGCAATACAGGAGCCAAAAAAATGATGTACGGCGGCAAAGTTAAAAAGATGAAAGAAGGTGGGCTTACTGGAAAGCAGTATAAGCTCGACAAAAACAAAGATGGTAAAATCTCTGGTGAAGACTTCAAAATGATGGAGTATGGTGGGAAAGTAACTGGCATGAAATATGGTGGAAAAGTTGGAAACTGCCGTGGCGGTGGTGCAGCTATCAAAGGTACTACATTTACAGGATGTAAATAATGGCTAGAATCGTTATCAACATTGACATGGAAGAGCTTGCTTCTGGCATCAACCAAGTTGTTGATGACGATTATGAAGAAGATTTTGCTTGCCCTCTTGTGACCCACGACAAGGAAACAAACGAGGATCACAAGCAATACGCTATGGATGAGTTTTCATATGGTCCAGCAACGAAGAACTGGGAAAAGAAACCAGAGAAGTGTGGCATTTGTGAATACTACAACATCCGTAGCGAAATGATGGACTGCATTGAGCAAGGCATGGGCGACTCATATGGTGTGGGATACTGCACCAAACTTGACTTTGTTTGCTCTGCCGAGAATACATGCAATGCGTATGAGGCAGGCGGTCCTATGACAGACTACGATGATATTGATGAGATGGAGCCTTTAGAGGGCGGATCGAAGGATATCTTTTAATGAAGTTGGGGCGTGGGATATCCAATGGGACATCTCCCTGCCCATTGGCGCAGACGCTCCCTCAAGCGTTACTGCTCCGCGATGGTAGAGCGACCCTCGCTCCAACACCTAAAGGGAAGTTAAAATGGCTATAGAACGTGATGTAGGCGCGGGTGGAATGATGGGGCAAGCACCCCAGATTGAAGGCGAGGACGTTCTTGTAGAAGAACTGGGTCAGTCTCCCGGCATTTTTGAATTTGATGATGGGTCCGCCATTGTTGGTGAATACACCGAAATGGAAGAGACTCAGGCGATTGCGTTTGATTCAAACCTAGCAGAATTTATGGATGATTCTGATCTTGGTCAGATTTCATCTACTTTGACTGGCGATATTGATGATGACTTTTCATCTCGCCAAGATTGGGAAGACACTTACAAAAAGGGTCTAGAATTTCTAGGCATGCAGTATGAAGAGCGTGTTGAGCCGTTTGAAGGTTCATCTGGCGTTATTCACCCATTGCTTGCTGAAAGCGTAACGCAGTTCCAAGCGCAAGCGTATCCTGAGATGTTGCCTGCCACTGGCCCTGTAAGAACGCAAGTTGTTGGTGCGCAGAGCGAAATGCTGACAAAGCAAGCAGAGCGCGTCAAAGACTACATGAACTACATGATTACTTACGAGATGGAAGAGTATGATCCAGAGATGGATCAGATGCTGTTCTATCTTCCAGTCATTGGTTCTACGTTTAAGAAAGTTTACTTTGA